ATTTTCTGAAGGACCGTGGTGTAAAAAGGGAGATTATGTATGCTATGGAAAGAATGCAGGAGTAAAGATGCAATACAAAGGAATTAAATTAATTCTCTTGTTTGATGATCAAATTCTGTTAAAAGTACAAAATCCGAAAGATTTAGACCCAACATTTAATTTATCTAATTAACAGGGGGTTGCGCGAGTACTATAACTTATAGTATAATATATAACAGAACGTAAATCGAATTGCTTTCGGGGCAACGTAAAGGAGAAAAATATGAGTGATACTCAAGAAGGATGGGGTAACATAGAAGCTCCAGCAGAAAAAGTAGATTTTGAAATTGAGGGGGAGACTTCTCAAAAGACAAAAGAACCTGTTCAGGTTGAAGAAAAAACTGTAGAGGAACCTCAAGAACTTGATGGTATAGAAACACAGGGAGCACAAAAACGAATCAGACAATTAGTTTCTCAAAGAAAAGAGAGAGATGAGCAAATTCAATTTCTGGTTTCTCAAAATGAAGAGTTACAAAAAAATAGTCTGGCAAGAGAAAAACAGTTTGCAGATACTCAAAAAGTAAGTACAGAACTTTCTGAACAACAGCTTACAGATAAGATTGAATTAGCAAGAAGTAATTATAAAGAAGCTTATGAAGATGGTGATTCAGGAAAAGTTCTTTCTGCACAGGAAGCCTTAAATCAGGCACAACTTGATTTACAGAATTTAGGACAAAGAAAGACTGCTCTTTCTAATTATGAAAAAGCACTTGAACAAAAACAGGAACAACAGCAAGTTCAACCCCAAGCTCCTGATCCAAAGGCTCAGAGTTGGGCTGCAGAAAATGAATGGTTTGGTACAGATTCAGTAAGAACTGCGGCAGCTTTAGCTATAGATGCTGAATTAAAGCAGATGGGATTTGATACTTCTGATGACCAATTTTATACGGAAATAAATAGAAGACTACAAAAAGAATTTCCTCATAAATATGAGGGGGTACAAGAAAATGAATCGGAACAGGTTACGACACAACCTGCTCAAGTAGTTGCAGGAGCATCACGCAATCCTGCAAGTTCCAGTAAAAAGGTTAAGCTATCACAAGAAGATGTAAGATTAGCTACTAAATGGAATATCCCTCTTGAGGTATATGCCACAGAAAAAAGAAAGGCTGATTTAGCCGATGGGGAATATACAACTATTGAAACACAGCGTGGAGGTTAACACAATGGATACACGAAATCAAAATGCACGAAGTGCAAATCAAAGAGAACTGGAAACTAGAGAAGAAACAGAATGGACTTACGAAGAGCCAGATGCTTTAGATATTCCTGATAATGTTAAAAATCGTTTTGATGACCAAAATATGGGTTTACGTTGGCTACGAATTAAGCTAAGAGAAAACGATGATTATCAGAATATTGGAAAGAAACTGGCTGAAGGATGGACTTTTGTTTTACCAGATGAAGTTCCTGAGATGATACACTCCTCTATCGTGCTAGAGGAAGGGCGATACAGCGGAACGGTCTGTCGTGGAGACTTGGCCTTAGCAAAAATGCCAAAAGGAAAAATCGCTGCTCGTCAGAGGTATTTCCAGAATAAGAGTGATAATCTAATGACTGCAGTTAATTCGCAGTTAGAAAACTCCTCTGATTCCAGAATGCCCATCACAAATAATAGTAAATCCTCTGTTACAAGAGGAAGGAGTCCTACTTTTCAGGATTAGTTTCTAATTAGAGGGTTTATTAGGGAAACTTTATTTTAAAGGAGAAAATACATGAGTACTTCAAAAGCTCTCCGTGGTTTCCTTCCTGCAAGAAAACGTGGCTCTGGTGCTAACTCTACTGGTTTCGATGAGATTCCTATTGCATCAGCGTTAGCTAAGAACATTTTTACTGGTGATACAGTTAAAGCTACTTTAGGCAACTGTGAACCAGTTACTGTTGGCGGCACTTCTCTTGGTGATGCTCCTATTGTTATAGGTGTATTCCAAGGATGTCATTATGTTCAGGATGGACAACCCAAATGGAGTAAATATTGGCCTAGTGGCACTTCTGCTACTAATGCAACGGCAATGGTAGATACAGACCCGACATCAACATATTTTATTCAGGCAGATACTTCTGTTTCTGCTGGTGATATTAATAAATCCTTTTTTGGATTGACTGTTGGTTCTGGATCAACTGTTACCGGGCAGTCAGGTTTTGGTGTAAAAGCTGCGACCAGACTAGCAACACAAGCTATTGATGTATATGCAGTAGCTGTTAAAGACGAACCGGGTAATGATATTACTGTTGCGGCAGAAAGAGCATTCCCAGTACTTGAAGTTAGGCTTGCACATCACAAGGCGATGCTTGCACCTAGCGTAACATTAGCATAGGGGAGAGTTAGATTATGGCTATTAATAGAGCTAGTATTGCTAAAGAACTACTCCCCGGTTTGAATGCCGTGTTTGGTTTAGAATACGGGGATGTTGATAACGAGCATAGATCGCTTTTTGAAATTGAAAACTCAGACAGAGCCTTTGAGGAAGAGGTTCTATTTACTGGATTCGGTACTGCTCCTGTTAAGGGAGAAGGTGCTGCAGTAACTTATGATACAGCTTCAGAAAGTTATACTGCCCGTTATACTAACGAAACAATTAGTCTTGCTTTTGCTGTAACGGAAGAGGCGATGGAGGATAATCTGTATGATACCTTCGCCAAACTTCGTGCCAAAGGTCTTGCAAGAGCTATGGCTAATACGAAAGAGGTTAAAGCCGCTGATATCTTTAACAATGGCTTTACCGATACTGCTAACTATCATGGTGGAGATGGGGTTCCACTTTTCAGTGGTTCCCATCCAACAATAGGTGATGGAAATCAGTCTAACAATTTGAGTGCTGCCGATCTTGCTTACGCATCTCTTGAATCTGCACTTACAACGATTCAAAAGATTAAGGATGATCGCGGTATTCTGGTTGGTGGGTCTGCTATATCACTTCATATTCCGCCAGATTATTGGGCGACGGCTAATTCACTACTTAACTCCCAGTTGGTTCCGTCAGCAGGTACTATCACTATAGATGGTAGTGCTGCGCTAACCGGACCATCAGGGTGGAATGATGTGAACTCAGTTCGTAGCATGTCAATGCTGCCAAAGGGTTCACATATTAATCGCCGCTTTACCGATACAGATGGCTGGTACATTAAGACTAATGTTCCTAATGGTACTAAGATGTTTGTAAGAGCACCTCTACAGACTAAGATGGAGCCAGATTTTGATACAGGAAATCTTCGCTTCAAAGCCAGAGAGCGTTATAGCTTTGGCTGGTCTGACTGGAGAGGCTTCTTTGGTAATACTGGTTAATTCAACCATTAAGGGGGAGGGAGAAATCCCTCCTTCTTATATTTTAAAAGGAATAAAATATGTCATCTAATATTAAAACAGCAATGGTTGATGGTGGTGGAACTGGAAGCGGATTACTAGTTGATATTACAACTTCGGTTACTTTGAATTCAAGTAATACCAATGATTCTTTTACAAGAATATATGCTTTATATGCTGATGTAGCAGGAGATTATCTAATTACTGCTGAAAAGCAGATTAATGTAGTAGGGGGTATTTCTTCTAATACTGTGGGTGCTGTTACAAAGTTTAAGGCTGTGGCCGGAGCAGATATTTATTTAGGAGATTATGGACCAAGAGCTAGTGGTGTAATTAAAGTTTCTGCACCTTCAAGTTCTGCCGTTATAACCGTTTTTTATGGGTAAACTATATGCCTTCTTATTCTACACTTGTAACAGATATTCAAAATACTGCTGAAAATGATGGAACAGAATTTACTACTCACATAGAGTATTTTATTAATAAGGCAGAGAATCGTCTAGTTGTTCAACTGGATGATTATGGATTAAATACGTTTACTTCACTAGCTGTTTCAGCTAACAATCCATTTGTGTCTTTACCCAGTGGAACAAGAATTGTAAGAAATTTTAATATTCTTGTATCAGCTTCTGTCTCTGCTCCCGCAGGAACAGCCAATAGCAAAATTAGTTTACTTCCAAGAACACAAGAATTTGTTTATGATTTCTGGCCCTATGTGAGTGCTTCCGTAGGCCAGCCAAAGTATTATGCAATGAGAAACAATACAGCTATTTATTTAGCTCCTACACCGACATCAACTTATGATGGGGAGGTGCTTCATGTTTCCAGACCTACGACTCTTACATCTGCTGCTCCTAACAATTATTTCTCTGATTTTTGTTACGATGCATTATTCTATGCTTGCATGATCGAAGCTTCTCTTTTCAATAAAAGTTTCGATACAGTTCCTGTTTGGCAAGCAGAATTTAAAACAGCTATTGATGGATTAAGAAACCAAGCCAGAAGAACAAGACAAGATGACATGGCTGTTGCTGCCAGTCCTGCAGGTGCTGCTGATCCAATTATACAGGGTTCTCCTTAATGGCAATCAGCAGAAGTGATATTCCAAGAGAATTGAAAGGAAATAGAAAAGTGGCTAGAAATAAAAAAACAGTTAGAAGAGCAACTGGTGGGTCTGTATCTAAAAAAAATTGGATACAAGGGGCAATAAAGAAACCGGGAGCTTTAAGACAATCTATGGGTATTCCAAAAGGAAAAACAATTCCTAAAGGGAGATTAAAGGCTGCTGCAAAAAAGCCGGGAAAATTAGGACAACGGGCTAGACTTGCTATGACTTTAGGTAGAATGAACAAAAGAGGGAGAAGTTAAATGCCTACATTTAAAGGGAAAAATTATTCATATGACGAGAAGGGTTATGCAGCTTACGAAAAAGCTATGAAAGAAGTTACAGGTAACCCAACGGGGCAAGGTTTCGGTGCTGCAAGAAAAGGACCAGCAGTTCAGGGACCGGAGCAGGATGTAGTTGTAGACTACGAACCCGGTAAAGAAATAACTTATAAGGATTAATATTATGGCAGCAGCAGCAGGAGTATTAGTAAAAGGAGGAAAAAAACTTCTTAAATGGGGAGCAGATATTTTAGGTGATGTTGTTGAAGAAACTAAGAAAGTTAAAAAAACTAAAAAACCTAAACCAAAAGTTTCTAAAAAACCTAAAGTAAAAGTTTCTAAAAAACCTAAAGCAACTAAAGCAAAAGGTAAAAAAGGAAGAAAAAGAATTCCTAGAGGAAGAATTCCTGCTGCCGTTCAAGAGATTATGGACGAGCTAAATGTAGATAGAAAAGAAGCTACAAAGATTCTTGCTGCTAGACAGAAAGCTGCAGCCAAAGCTGCAGCCAAAGCTAAGCAAAAAAAGCCTACAGAAGCACAAGCAGAGGAAATAGAAAAATGGGCAACAGTAAAACCAATTAGAGGTCGGGTTCCTAAAGGATGGCGAAATATTCAAAAGGCACAAGAGAGGGAATTAGCAGGTCAATCTAAAATAAAATCAGGTCCGGGTCGTAGAAAAGAATATGTAGGAGATAAAGCTACAGGAGCAGAAAAGCTCAAATATTTTGATGAATTTGGTGAGCGTATATATAAACCTGTTGAAGAAGGTCCGGCTCTTTCAAGAGTAAAACTTCCCACAAACCTGTCTCAAGCTCAAAAAAGAAGGTTTAAAATGACAGGTCAGGCAAAGCCTATGCCAAAAAGTAGGAGATATCCTGAAGGACTAACAGAAACAGGAGAGTATGCTCCTCCTGCATCTGAGATTCGGAAGAAGATGGGTACTGGGGGAGGAGAAGACGTAACTGAGGGCCAAGTCAAAGAGATAATGGAAATGGTAGAACGAGGAGATTTAACCTTAAAGAAAAAAGGTGGTACAATTAAGTCTAAAAAGTCTAAAAGAAAATCAGC